GAGTCAACGGCTCTATTCTCAAAATTCGGATGTGGCGCGTTCAATATCTTTTCTGACCCGTCAAAATGCACAAACGCTGTTTATGATGATGATGCTGCAATGCGGGCTTTTGTTAATCAAGAGTTGTCTGAACACGCTGACGATTGGGTAGAATAATGGAATTTAAATGTGAGATAAATATGGATAATGACGCATTTGCACATGATCCAGAACAAGAGTTACTTAGGGCTATTAAAAACATCTCAAAAGATATTCAAGACTTTTGGCACACAAAACGAATGAAAGCAATTTGGGATAGCAACGGAAATAAAATAGGTAAATGGACAATAGGGGAGTCAAAATAATGTTGCATGAGGGAAAAGCAAAAGAGTTACTAAAAAGAATTATCAAACACGCTCAATTAGATAGATCAATTTTTGTAGTCGTTCGGGATGAAGAGGGTGAGAAAATGAACGATACAAACAAAGTAGATGAAATTATAGACTGTATATTTTCGGTTGATGTTTGTGAGGTTTACTTTGTTGATAGGATTAGGCGTGTAAACAAGGGATGGATAGTTGTAGTTTTAGAATATAACACACCACCAGATGAAATTATTAGTGATTATTTATTAAATGATTATATTAACGAATTGGTAAAGGTGGGAGAACTGGCGTTATGAGTAATGGATATATAATTTATGAGGGTCCATCATTACTTGATAATAAACCCATTGTTGCAATAGCTACTGTTGATAGTAGCAACAAAAAAACGGGTGCAATGGTTCAAACGTGGATCTTAAGAAGTGACATAGATCCAGTAACAGCGTCTAGAACTGGTGAAGACTACAGCATATGTGGCAATTGCCCACATAGAGGAGTCGCTAGTGATAAGCCCACTGGTCAAGCTTTAGACAGGACATGCTATGTTAATCTAATATTCGCACCTAATAACATCTATAAGAGTTACAAGCGCGGCATATATAAGCATGCTACAACTCATAAAGAACTAAGAGCTATCGGTCTATTGCGTGGCGTTAGGCTAGGCTCTTATGGTGATCCACTAGCCATAAATAGATCTATTTGGGATTCTCTAACAAGTAGCGCGGGATATGTGACCGCCTACACTCACCAAGCAAACACAATGCCAGAGTCGATAATGACAAGTGCCGATAATCTAGAACAGGCAGAGTCGGCATGGAGTCGTAGTGAGCGAACGTTTAGAGTCATTAGCTCAATTGATAAACTGGTGAAAGGTAAAGAAATCTTATGTCCTGCTAGTGACGAATATAAAGAGTTATACAATAAACCAAAACGCACGTGCGCGACTTGTAAGTTGTGCGGTGGCAATAGTGTAAAAGGTAAATCTGTTGCCATTGTTGCTCATGGCACCAGTAAACGTAAAGCGAAAGAGCTAGTAGAATAGCACATATACTTTTATAGAATGACTCCCCCAACTGGCGACTCTTCGGAGTCGTCTTTTTTTGTTGTCTACTCAATGCTTTATCAAGTGTTATAGTATAACATATCACGCTTGATTATTCTTTTGTGATCACGAAATGATTCGTGTGGGGCTGCCGATTCGCTCGCCTTGTCAAGAAAAAACCTTTGTCAATACCTAATTTTAATCTTATGTGTTGTAATTGTGCAACATGGTTAAGCTTGTGACATTTTTGCAACAGTTTGGAATAAATCTGACCCGAATCTAAAATAATGCTTGACATTAGGTGGGACCCTCCTTATAATACGCAAAGTGATTCGGTGGGGGTGTATCCACCCATATGTCCAAAATAAAAAATTTGGTAACGATTCGTACCTGTGTGTCAACAAAAAAGATTCGTTAGAAAACAGTGGTTTATAAAAAAAATAAAATTTGTGTGTTACAAACAACAAAAAAAGTACATATATATAAGTAGAGAGACATACTTAAGTATAATACTTAAGTTTTAAACTTATAAATATATATACATATAGATTATAAACTTATAAATAATAATTCGTAAGTATAATACTTAAGTATACAGAAAGTTTTCTTTGTTGATCTCATTCAACCAGAACAAACTGTACCAATAGCTCACTTGACAGAGTAAAGTTCTGCCGATGAGTGGGATCAACCAATCAAACTGCGTGAAGAATATGGACAAGAAACCACCACTTCCTTATAGTGAACTTGTTGCTAAGAAGATAAAGGATGGCATCCGTAATGGTGTGTCTGTAAAAGACATCATGGGATCTATTCAGAAATATCAATATGCTCCTAGTTCTACTGCTACGTTGTATAAAATATATGGAGAGTTGATTGCCGAAACTCGTGCTGATGTTGTTGGACAAGTCGGCTCTGTTATTGTGCAGCAAGCTCTAGATGGTGATTTTAAAGCTGCAGAGTTTTACCTACGTTCTAAAGGTGGTTGGTCACCTACACAGACAATCAATGAAGTTGAGCAATCAGAAGACCCCGATACTGATGAAGGTGCTATCGACACTTTGATGATGTTGTTAGGCAAGAATGATCCCGATGAAAATAACAGCGACTGACCTTAGAGAAATACCACCTGAGAAACTCAAGGAAGTTTTAGACCAACTAGGCCCAAAGAAAACAGAAGAACTCCAACACACTTGGGAGTTTTGGGCTAGACCAGAGCAACTAGAACCAAATGACGATTGGAATATTTGGATTGCTCTTGCAGGTCGAGGTTGGGGAAAGACTAGAGCAGGTGTTGAATGGGTAAGACACCAGATCAAGAGTGGAAAGAAGCGTATTGCTGCAGTTGCTCCTACTAACTCTGATATTCGTAGGGTTATGGTTGAAGGTGAATCAGGGTTTCTGAATGTTTGTTGGAAGGGCGATAAGACCTATCGTGGCGGTAAATTGGGATACCCAAACTGGTCACCGACAAACAGGACACTCACATGGGAGAACGGGGCGAAAGTCGAGTTCTACTCAGCGGAAGACCCAGAGAGATTACGTGGACCTCAGTTTCACGCAGCATGGGCAGACGAAGTTGCAGCATGGCGTAACCAACAAGATGTATGGGACATGCTACAGTTTACCTTACGACTTGGACGCAAACCAAGAGTGATGGTAACCACCACACCGAAGCCCACTAAATTAATGAGGGCTTTGATAGCTTCACCTCAGAGCCACATTACTCGTGGTTCTACATTCGATAACGTAGACAACCTTGCCAAACCTTTCCTTGAGACAATTAAAAAAGAATACGAAGGAACAAGACTTGGTAATCAGGAACTCTATGCGGAGATGTTGGAAGAGGCTGATGGAGCTTTATGGACAACCGAAGTCCTCGACAAATGTACAATCGAACAAAAAGACATTCCCGAACTAAATAGAATTGTTGTTTCAATAGATCCTGCTGTTACGTCTAAGACAGACTCCGATATGACAGGACTTATTGTTGCAGGTATAGATGTAAATGGAATTGGCTATGTTCTTGAAGATGCAACAGATAGGTATAGCCCTGCTGAGTGGGCTGCAAAAGCTATATCATTGTATAAAGCACATAGTGCTGATCGTATTGTTGCAGAACGCAATCAAGGCGGTGATATGGTTCGCAGAACTCTTGAAGCAGAGGATGAAGCAGTTCCTATCAGGCTTGTACACGCCTCTAGAGGAAAAATGGCTAGGGCTGAACCTATATCTGCGCTCTATGAAAGAGGCAAAGTTAAACATGCTAAAGGGTTGGACGAACTGGAAACGCAAATGAGAACTTGGGAGCCATTAGGCTCTATGGGTTCCCCAGATCGACTAGACGCTTGTGTTTGGGCCTTAACTGACCTTATGTTGAATGGCGTTACGAACCCCACACTTCGCCTTTCCTATTCAAATGCTAAAGGTCTTAGCCAGATACACTTAGGATAAACGATGAAGAATTTAAGTGAAGGACTAGGCAAGATTGAACTTGGACAGGCAGGTACGCACACTCGCCAAGGAACAATCCGTGCTGATGAGTTTTTACAAGACCTAAAAGGTAAAAGAGCTATTCGTAAGTTTCGTGAGATGCGAGACAACGATAGCACAATTGGCGCAATCATGTACGCCACAGAACAGGTTCTTAGAGATGTTGATTTCTATGTTGAACCTGCAAACGACACAGATGAAGCACAGCGTGAAGCTGACTTCGTAAAATCTGTACTAGAAGACATGGAACATTCTGTTGATGATCACATCTCAGAGGCTCTATCGCACTTGACATTTGGTTTCTCATTATTTGAGGTTGTATATAAAAGACGCCTTGGACCAGATAATAGAAGTGCGAAGAAATACAGTAAGCACTCTGATGGAAGAATTGGTGTCCGTAAGTTAGCGTCTAGGGCGCAATGGACAATAGAACGGTTCGAGGTGGATAAGACAACAGGAGATGTCCTAGGTGTCCACCAAGAACAAAACTACGGAATTAAAACTCTTTTCATACCGTCTACAAAAATACTACACTACAAGACAACAAACACGAACAACGACCCATCTGGACGTTCTATCCTGCGTAATGCATACTCTGCTTACCAATATCTTAAAAACCTCCAGAACATCGAAGCGATAGCAGTTGAACGTGAGTTACATGGTGTACCGATTGGTAGAATTGCTGCAGAATACCTAAGTCCTGACGCAACAGCAGATCAAGCCTCTGTTAGATCGCAAATGGAGAAGATTCTGCGTGATCTTAAGTTTAATGAGCAAGGTTACGCCTTGTTGCCGTCAGATGTCTATCGTGATGCCGAAGGTAAGCCTACAAATCAGCGTATTGTTGACGTTGAGCTTATTGCTTCTAACGGATCTCGAAATATTGACATAAATCCCATCATAAGTCGCTATCAACACGATATTGCACGTAGTGTTATGGCTGAATTTCTTATGTTGGGGGCAGGAGCCAACGGTTCTTACGCTCTTAGCAAGTCAAAGACAGATTTATTCCTCCGATCTATGGAATCTTACATAAATTCTATCTTTGATGTGCTAAATAAGCAACTTGTTGAGCGTTTATGGCAAATGAACGGCCTAAACTTCGATCTAATGCCTAAAATTTGTGCAGGAGACGTTGCTCCGCATGATTTACGTGAACTTGGTAGCTATTTACGCAACCTAAACGGTGCAAACATAGATTTGAGCGACCAAGAAGACATAGTTAACGCTCTGTTGGCTAACGCAGAGCTTCCACCAAAGAAAGTAGCGGAAAATGGCTAGTTTAGCAGATAGAGTATTCGACAATGGGCTTACAGTACTAGATACTGAGGCAAATCGCATAGATATTACATCACAAGAGTCTACAACCTACACTGAAGCGACTAGCACCCATACTTTAGGTAATTCTACGTCACTTTCCATTGCTAGCCCCACTGATCGTAGCGGTGGAGGAAGGGAAGTTGTTGTTGCTGCTATCTCAGACGGCTCTGTAAGCGGCACAGGCACCGCAACGCATTATGCAATAGTTGACACCTCAAACTCTCGTTTGCTTGCCACAGGCTCTCTCAGCGCCTCTCAGAGCGTAACATCAGGTAACACATTCTCTTTAGCTTCATTCACAATCGGTATTCCTGACCCTGCATAGGTGACTAATGGTCAAACTCGTTAACAGGGCCAAGATGTCCACTAGCACAACTGGGACAGGTACTATAACTCTAGGTTCTGCTGAGACAGGATACCAAAGTTTCGCTGATGCAGGTGTGACAGATGGTGATGTTCTTTCTTATGTTATAGAGGACGGAGACAACTTTGAGATTGGTAGGGGTATCTATACTGCCAGTGGGACAACACTGACCAGAGGACCACTAGAGTCCAATAATAGTGGATCAGCTATAACTCTCTCAGGTAACGCAAAAGTTTTTGTATCTGCCACTGTTAATGAAGTTTACTCGTACACTACAACTACAATAAATGTAGATCAGACTCTAGATGCTAGTGTAGAATATGAAACAGGTAGTGGAACTACTATAGATTCTGCAGCTACCCTGACGATACCAGTTAATGCACAGTTAGTAGTCAACACCTACTCAGAAAAACGTCCACTCTAAGGTTACACAATGGGATTGAAATTAAATACTGCATCAGGTTCGATCACAATAACCGCTGAAGACGGATCAGGTAATGCTAATGTAACTTTACCAAGGGGCGGTATCGGCAGTGTATCTAGTTTAAGTGATTTAAGTATCACAGCTACTGCGACAGAACTTAATTACGTTGGTGGCGTAACAAGCGCAATACAGACGCAACTAGACGATAAAATCACAGCAGACGTAACAGGTGAATTTATTGCAGATAGCTATAATGAGACTTACGTGGCAGTTACGTCAAGTTCTAACGCTACGACTGTAGATTGTCACAATGGTAATGCCTTTAGTCATATCCTAACAGAAAACACAACTTTTACATTCTCTAATCCCCCTGCATCAGGTACAGCTTTTACATTTAGCCTAGAAATTATTCAAGATAGTTCAGCAAGCGGATATAGTGTAACGTGGCCTAATTCAGTAGATTGGCCTAGTGCAACAGCACCAACCCTCACAGCAACCGCATCAGCTAAAGATGTATTCATTTTCTACACGAGAGATGGCGGTACTACATTCTATGGATTTACAGCAGGTCAAGCGTTAGGATAAACAAAGGTAAATAAATGGTAGGCTTCTCCCCATTAGCCTCTGGTCCTTTAGGCGATGATGGGGGCATAGTCAATATAGAGCTAACGGCAAGTAATCTTGTCACGCAGCCCCCCTCAGTAGCTAACACAACACTTACTGAAGACCACAGCTTAACAGCTACGTCATTTTCTACTGGGGCATCAGAGGTCAATCAAACAGACCTCACGCAGGATCACAGTCTTACAGCTACTGCGTTTACATCAGGAACTCCTGAAGTTAACCAAAGCACAGTAAGCCAAGATCATAGTCTAACGGCTACAGCTTTATCGTCAAGTACGCCAGAAGTTAATCAGTCCACATTAACTCAAGTCCATGCTCTAACAACGTCAGATATTCTTACAGGTAACTCTGTTGTATCTGACTTGGCAATGTCAGAAGCAGAAACCTTCTCGACTGCCACCTTAGAAACAGATCCCCCCTCAGTTCCTAGTGTCACACTATTACAAGATCACAATCTAGGGACAGTCAGCTTTGAATCTGGCAACCCTGTTTTAGCTACTTTAGCTATTACTCAAATCCATAGCCTGACACCCGATGGATTTACTGCAGGAACATCTCTAGTAGCTAATACTACGCTTACTGAGATTACTCCGTTAACTGCAGATAATTTACTAAGTGGCACTCCAAGCTTAGATAACACAAGCTTAACACAAGTCCACGACTTAACACCAAACTCTATTGTCACTCCAGTTCCTGACATAGATGCCGCTTCTGACCCAGACGCAATCCTCGCCCAAGAAACACAGGAAATACAACAAATGATTGGTGGTTGGACACGCAGAGCTTATGAAGTTCCTGACGGAAGGCTTGTCCAAGGTGAGCGTGAAATACAACAGACTTATGGAGACAAAGTCTCTATTGATCGTAAGGCAAAGTCTCTTGTTAAGTTTGGTCGTTCAGCACAGTTAGGCACAGGTAGTTTAGAAACGGTTTGGAGTGTTGGTGGAAATGAGACTTACCTTTCTGCAAACTCTATTTCCCACGTATCCTCTTCCTCTGGATCTGACACTCAAGAGGTTACGATTGAAGGCCACACACTAAGTAACAGTGAGTTTACTTTCGTTAGTCAGACTGCTACACTAAATGGACAGAATACTGTTGCTCTCAATACAGACCTAGCTCGTGTATCTCGTATCTACAACAGCGATAGCACAGAACTCGTTGGTCGTGTTGTAGCATACGAAAATACTGCCTTATCAGGTGGGGTTCCTACAGACGCAACCAAGATACACATTGATATACCTGCAGGATTTCAACAGTCATTCAAAGCTGCAACTACCTTTAGTAAAAATGACTACTTTATTATGACAAGTTTTTATGGGGCGGTTAGCGCAAAACAATCAGGTTCTGTAGACTTTTATCCTGAGATTAGACAAGTAGGTAAAGTATTTAGACAAGTGGGTTGTTTTACAGCGTCTACAAATGGTGGAGCAACAGAGATACCCCTAGATCCACCTATGATTGTACCCAAAAATGCTGATATCCGTATTCGATGTGAGACAGAAACTAATAACTTAGTCGTATTCGGTATTTTTAAAGGTTATATAGCCAAGGTTTTATAATGCCATATTCTAGTAACGCAGAACTTCCTAAAGCAGTAAGACAAACTGTGCCAGAAGACAAGCATACACAATTTAGAAGAGTGTTTAATTCAGTGTTAGAAGATACTAAAAACGAACAGAGAGCTTTTCAGTCAGCTTGGGCTGCAGTGAAGAAACGTCAAATGGATGACGATATTTTCACTAGCCCCTCAGAAGCTCGTAGCAGATCTTTTATGTTAGGTTTTGATGGTGAAATCCATACCCATGAAGTTGGTGCTAATATCTATTACATGCCATCAAGAACGCATGAGGAATACCTCAACTACCACAAAGAACTTGCAGGTATCAAAGATATACCACAAGAGCAAGAAGAGAGTGAAGATGATCTCTTGGCTCGTATCTTATCTGTAGTTATTCAAGAAGTAACTAAAGTAGAAACTAGTACTCTTGCAGCTAAAGTAAAAGAGCACAATGAGAAAAATGGTGGCAAAGGCAAGGTAACTACCTCTATGCTACGTCAGGTTTATAATAGAGGTGTAGGTGCATATAAGACAAACCCATCATCGGTTCGTCCTAATGTCTCATCTCCCGAACAGTGGGCTATGGCTCGTGTCAACAATTTCTTACGCACCATTCGTACAGGTCGCTTCCGTAGTGGTAAGCATGATACTGATCTCCTACCTTCTAAACATCCTCTTAGTACAAGGAAGTCACAAGTATGGGATGGAGGCGATTTACCAACGCAGGAGCAAGTTGATAAGGCAGATAAGCCATTAAACAAGCCCTTCAGACTTCCTAAAGGATCAAGTAAGAAGTTTGGAGTTTATGTAAAGGACGGAGACAAAACCAAGAAAGTTACTTTTGGTGATCCTAATATGGAAATCCGTAGAGATGACCCCAAGGCTAGATCTAACTTCCGTAGCAGACATTCTTGCGATACCGCATCAGATAAGACTTCTGCTCGTTATTGGTCTTGCCGTATGTGGGAGAAGGGTAGATCAGTGACTGATTTAACAAAAGATATCGAAGGCCAGATCCTAAAGACTGACGATGAACAGCGTATAGTCTACGGATGGGCCTCAGTCATTACTGAGAAAGGTGAACGAGTAGTTGACCGTCAGGGTGACGTAATCGAACCAGACACGTTGGTTAAAGCCGTGAATGATTTCATGGAGAATGTACGTGTCGGTAAAACAATGCACACAGGCGAACAAACAGGGATGGTTATTCATTCCTTACCAATTACCAAAGAGATTGGTGATAGCCTTGGCATACAGAGTGATCGTGAAGGGTGGATTGTAGCTTATAAAGTCTACGATGATAAAGTCTGGAACATGGTCAAATCTGGTGAACTTGCGGCCTTCAGCATTGGCGGTCGAGCAATTAAGGAGAAATTAGATGAACCTTCTTAAACAACTAGAGCTTGATGAGTTATCTCTGGTGGATCGCCCTGCTAATGCGTCTGCCAAGGTTGCTTTATTTAAGCGAGACACAGAGGAATCTGATATGACTAATGAAGTCGAAAAAATGTCCGATGACATGAAGGCAAAACTAAAGCCCTACATGGACAAAGGGATGAATGAAGAAGAGGCTATGAAAGCCTATAACATGGACATGAAAAAGTCCGATGAAGAAGTTGATCTGAGCCTAGAGGTTGAAGTTGAGGCACTAAAAGCTGATAATCAAAACCTCCGCAAAGCTCTTATTGAAAATGGCTTTGTAATCAAAGCTGACAAAATCACAAAGAAAGAAGAAGTAGAAACAATTGAAGTAAGTGGTGAGATGGTTGTTAAATCAGATATCCCTGCTCCTGTTTTGAAAGCTCTTGAAGAAGCAGAAGTACAAAAGCGTCAAACTGATTTGCGTAAGTCTGCTGAAGCTGAATTACCGCACTTTAATGTTGAGGTTGCTATGCAACTCCTTGATGTTATCAAAGGTGATGAAAAAGTCTTAGAAGCACTTAAGGGAGCAGACGCTGCTTTTGCTGCTGCTATGGATGAAACTGGGGAAAAGGTTGTCGATGGTGACATGCATGACCCACAAACTAAATTAGATAAGATGGTAGAGGCACATGCTAAAGAGCATAGTGTCAACAAATACGCTGCTTTTGATGCCATCAGTAAAACAGCAGAGGGTAAAGCCCTTATTGCTAAAACTTATGAAAAGGATGAGTAATCATGGCTGTACAAGAATCTCGTGAGACACGTACATTCATTGCAGGAGAGGATCTATCTTCTTCTCAATTTAAATTTGTAACCCTTGAAGCTGACGGTCAAATAGATCTAGCTGATGGTGACGCAGAGCGTTGCATTGGTGTTCTTTCTAATGACCCTGCTTCAGGCTCAGAAGCAACTGTTGTTATCTCTGGTAAAACGATGGTTACTGCAGGTGGCACTGTTACCGCAGGTGATGAAGTTTGCACAGACACATCAGGTGATGCAGTAGAGCTTTCTACATCATCATCAGCAACAGCAATCACAATGGGTTATGCCCTAGAAGACGCCACAGACGGTCAAGTATTCGGTATCGAATTGATCCAAGGCGGCAACTCTTCTGATCAATCATAATCCATAGATAAGAAGGAATAACAACAATGCCTATGTTAACCGCATCACAGGTACATATAGATCAGCCAT